CGGCCAAATGACGTACAGCCCGCACTGGGTCATCGCCAACAAGGCCATGGAGCAGGTGAACAAGTACCTGGCCAGCTTCGGCCTGGACCCCGCCAGCCGTGGTCGCGTCAACCCCAGCAACCACCTGCAGCGCCCGCTGCCCGGCATGGGCGACGACGACGGCGACGAGCAGGGCTTCGGCGGCCTCTGATGAAAGACTACGCCGCCATCGCCCACGCCTACGCGGCCGACGTGCTGGCCGGCCGCATCGCCGCCTGCCGCTGGATCCGCCTGGCCTGCGAGCGCCACCAGCGCGACCTGGCGCGCAGCGAGTCCGGCGAGCTGCCCTACGTCTTCAACCCCGAGCTCGACGACGCCAAGGCCAAGAAGAAGTTCCGCCCGGCGCAGCGCGTGTGCGGCTTCGCCGAGCTCATGCCGCACATCAAGGGCGACTGGGCCGCCCGCGGCGAGCGCATCCGCCTGGAGCCGTGGCAGGTGTTCTTCCTGGCCAGCGTGTATGGCTGGGTGCACCGCGAGACCGGCAAGCGCCGGTTTCAGAAGGTCGACCTCATCGTGCCGCGCAAGAACGCCAAGAGCACCATCGCCGCGGTGCTGGGCCTGCACGGCCTAGCGCTCGACGGCGAGTTCGGCGCCGAGGTGTACAGCGGCGCCACCAGCCGCGACCAAGCGCTCGAGGTCTTCCGCCCCGCGCGCCTGATGGCCATGGGCAGCCAGGACTTCCGCGCCCGCTTCGGCGTCATCCCCAACGTCAGCAACCTGGCGGTGATCGACACCAACAGCAAGTTCGAGCCCGTCATCGGCAAGCCCGGCGACGGCGCCAGCCCCAGCGTGGCCATCGTGGACGAGTACCACGAGCACGCCACCAGCGAGCTGTACGACACCATGTGGACGGGCATGGGCGCCCGCAGCCAGCCGCTGCTGCTCGTCATCACCACCGCCGGCAGCAACATCGGCGGCCCGTGCTTCCAGCACCAGCTCGAGCTGCAGAAGGTGCTGGAGGGCGGCGTGGTCGACGAGCGCCGCTTCGGCCTGATCTACACCATCGACAAGGGCGACGACTGGACCGACCCGGCCGTGCTCTACAAGGCCAACCCCAACCTGGGCGTGTCGATCGACGCCGAGAAGCTCATCGCCGACCAGGCCGAGGCCGTGCGCGACCCCCGCAAGCAGGCCGTCTTCAAGACGAAGCACCTGAACGTGTGGGTCAACGCCGCCAGCCCGTGGCTCAACCTCGAGCAGCTGGCCAAGGGCGGCGACGAGAAGCTCAGCCGCGAAGACTTCCGTGGCGAGACCTGCTGGGAAGGCCTGGATCTCGCCAGCAAGAACGACATCGCCAGCCGCGCCACGCTCTTCCGGCGCGAGGTGGCGGGCGAGTGGCACTACTACCTCTTCACGCGCCACTGGCTGCCAGCCGCTGCGGTGCAGAAGCCCGAGAACCAGCACTACCAGGCCTGGGTGGCCGCCGGCCACCTGGTGCAGACGCCTGGAAACATGATCAACCTGCGGCAGATCCAGGAAGACGTGGAGGCCTCGGCCGAGCAGCACGTGGTGGCCGAGATCGCGATGGACGCGTGGGGCTCGCGCGAGATCGCGCCCAGCCTGCAGGAGAGCGGCTTCACCGTGGTCGACGTGCCCATGACCACGCGCAACCTGAGCGAGCCCATGAAGCTGATCGCCGCGCTCATCGACGCGGGCCGCTTCCACCACGACGGCAACCCCGCCACGGTGTGGATGTTCAGCAACGTGGAGGTGTTCGAAGACCGCAACGAGAACATCTTCCCGCGCAAGGGCAGCGCGGAGAAGAAGATCGACGCGGCGGTGGCCACGGTGCTGGCGATGTCGCGGGCGATGCTGGGCGAGGCTGCGGCTGACCCCGTGCCGCAGATCCTGTGGCTCGACAGCGGGGCATCCGCATGAGCGCCGCCTTCAACCTGCAGGCTCGCCCGCACCGGGCCGAGTCGCTCATGCGCTGGCTCGAGCAGAGCCCCGGAGCGATGGAGCGCGCTGGCGTGCAGCCTGTGCAGGCTGCGGGCGAGAACGTCAGCACCACGGGCCTCACCGCGCAGCAGCTGATGAACGCGCTCGGCGCGGGTGCGGCCACCCAGGCCGGCGCCGCCGTCACCGCCGAGACCGCGCTTCGCGTCTCGACCGTGTACGCCTGCGTCGACCTTCTCGCCGGCGCTGTGGCCAGCCTGCCGATCGGCGTGTACGAGCGCGAGGGCAACGACCGCAAGAAGGCCAACCACGAGTACTGGTGGTTCCTCAACGAGCAGGCCAACGCCGACATGAGTGCGTTCGTCGCTTGGCAGTACGTCATCAGCGCCAAGCTGCTGTACGGCGACGGCTTTGCCGAACTGCTGCGCCCCAGCGTGAGCAGCTCGCGCGTCATCGGCTTCAAGCCGTTGCACCCGTTGCGCGTGCAGCCGTTCGTCAGCACACAGGCCGAGACCCGCGGCCGCCTGTACTACCGCGTCACGCCGGCGCTGGGCGAGCCCTACGTGCTGGACGCGGTGGACATGCTGCACCTGCCCAGCCTGGGCTTCGATGGCCTGACCAGCCCCAGCCCCATCACCTACGCCGCGCGCGAGGTGGTGGGCACCGCCCTGGCCGCCGAGGGCTACACCGCCCGGTTCTTCAACGGTGGCGCCACCTTCGACTACGCCCTCAAGACCAGCTCCAACCTGAACAAGGACCAGCTCGAGGCCCTGCAGGGCTCGCTGGCAGCGCGGGCTCGTCTCGGCGGCCGCGCTCCGATGATCCTCAGCGGCGGCCTTGAGCCCGCGCAGCTCAGCGTCAACCCGAAGGACGCCGAGATCCTGAACACCCGCTTGTTCGGCGTGGAGGACATCTGCCGCATCCTGGGCGTGCCCCCGCACCTGGTGGCCCACACCGCCAAGGCCACCAGCTGGGGCACCGGGCTCGAAGAGCAGGGCGCCAGCTTCGTGCGCTACGCCCTGCAGCGGCATCTCACTCCGCTGGCCCAGGAGCTGAACCGAAAGCTGTGGCCCACGCGTGCGCGCTACTTCGTCGAGCCGGTCACGGCCGCGCTCGAGCGCGGGAACCTCAAGACGCGCTTCGAGGCTTACCGCATCGCCATGGGCCGCGCGGGCGAGCAACCGTGGATGGACGTCGACGAGGTGCGCCGCCTCGAGAACATGCCGCCCAACCCCAACCTGGCCCGCAACCAAGGGAGCTCTGCCAATGAGCCGCCGCCTGATCCAGCTGCTGAGTGACAACCGGCGGCCGTTCGTGCCCATGGCATCGCACATCCGTGCCGCCGCCAACGAGGCCACGATCTACCTGTACGACGCCATCGTCTCCGACCGCGCCACGGCCGAGTGGTGGGGCGGCGTGTGCCCGCAGGACTTCGTGCCGGCCCTGGCCGCGCTCGACGTGGAGACCATTCACCTGCGCATCAACTCCCCGGGTGGCGACGTGTTTGCGTCCGAGGCCATGTGCCAGGCCCTGCGCGAGCACCCGGCGCGCATCGTCGGCCACATCGACGGCGTGGCGGCCAGCGCCGCCACCGCCATTGCCTGCGCCTGCGACGACACCGTCATGGCCAGCGGCGCCATGTACATGATCCACCAGTCGTGGACCTTCGCCTGGGGCAACGCCGAAGAGCTGGAGGCCACCGTGGCGCTGCTGCGCAAGGTCGACAGCGTGCTGGCGGGCCAGTACGTGGCCACCTCCGGCCAAGACGTCGAGCAGGTGCAGGCCTGGATGAAGGCCGAGACCTGGTTCACCGCCGAGGAGGCGGTGAAGGCCGGCTTCGTGAAGGCCATCGCCGGCTCGGCCCAGCCCGACGAAGACGACGACGCTCAGGCCCGTGGCGCCTGGAACCTGCGCGCCTACGACCGCGCCCCCGCCCGCATGCAGTCGTCTGCACGGCTGCCCCAGATCCCTGGCTACGCCAGCGCCGACCACCGGCACCGAATCGAGCAGCGCCTGCGTCGTGCGCAGGCCTGCCAACCCGTCGAGTAGCGCGCCGCGCACCCGAGCCCGGGCCCACTTCGGTGGGCCTTTTCCATTCCCCAACCGGAGAAACCCATGAGCAAACTCGCTCAACTGCGCGAGCGCCGCAATGCCAAGGCCCAGGAAGCCAACGCGCTCAACGCCAAGTACCCCGCCGACCAGCGCATGCCGCAGGACGACGCCGGCAAGCTCGATGCGCTGCTGGCCGAGATCGAGGCCATCGACGGCGACATCGCGCGCGAGTCGCGCCTGGCCAAGCTGGCCGCCGAGCAGACCGACAACCTGCTCGACGACCTGCGCAACCGCCACACCATCGAGCCCGGCAAGCAGACCGAGGTGGCCAAGGCGCTGCGCGCCTACCTCAGCGGCGGCATCGCGGCCCTGTCGGAGCAGCACCGCGCCGAGCTGCAGGCCCGCCAGACGCCCGACATCCGCGCGGCCATGAGCACCACCACCAACAGCGAAGGCGGCTTCACGGTGGCCACCGAGTACGCGCGTTCGCTCGAAGCCGCCATGAAGGCCTACAGCGGCATGCTGGAGGTGGCCGAGATCCTGCGCACCGCCACCGGTGCGGCCATGAACTTCCCGACGGCCGATGCCACCGCGGAAGAGGGCGAGATCGTCGGCGAAAACGCCGCGGCCACCCCGGGCGAGACGACCTTCGGCAACACCTCGCTGGTGGTCTACAAGTACAGCTCCAAGAAGATCGCGCTGCCGTGGGAGCTGATCCAGGACTCGTTCCTGGACATCGAGGGCTACATCCAGGGCCTGCTCGCCATCCGCCTGGGCCGCATCCTCAACAAGCACGCCACCAACGGCACGGGTACGGCCCAGCCGCGGGGCATCGTGCCGGCTGCGGCGCTGGGCAAGACGGGCGTCACCGGCCAGACCCTGACGGTGACCTACGACGACCTGGTCGACCTCGAGCACAGCATCAACCGCGCCTACCGCTCCAGCCCGGGCTTCGGCTTCATGATGGCCGACACCTCGCTGCGCGTGGTGCGCAAGATCAAGGACTCCAACGGCCGCCCGATCTTCGTGCCCGGTTACGAGCAGGGCAACCCGGGCGGCGCGCCCGACCGGCTGCTCAACCGACCCGTCACCATCAACGACGACTTGCCGGCGATGGCCGCCAACGCGCGCAGCATCCTGGCCGGCGACTTCCGCAAGTACAAGATCCGCCAGGTCATGGACCTCACGATCTTCCGCATGACCGACAGCGCGTTCACGCTGAACGGTCAGGTGGGCTTCGTGGCCTTCCAGCGCATGGGCGGCAACCTGGTCGACGCGGGCGGCGCGGTCAAGTACTACGCCAACAGCGCCACCTGAGCGCGCGCAGCCCTGCGGCCGGCGCTTGCCCTGCCGCGGGGCGCTCCCCAACCACACCGAAGGACTACACCACATGACCAAGCTCATCGTGGCGCTGGCGCTCATCGACATCGCGGCGCACGGCGTGAAGGCCGGCCAGCTGCTCGAGGCCCAGCCCGACACCATCAAGGCCCTGGAGAAGCAGGGCCAGGTCGACCCCCACAAGGACGCGGTCGCCCACGCGCGCGACCAAGGCCAGAAGCCCGTGCGCAGCGCCATCGAAGCCGCGGCGGAAGCGCTTGCCGCCAAGGCCGACGCGCTGCGTGTGCGAATCGCCGAGCTGGAGGCACTCGAGGCCAAGGCCGAAGACCCGGCCACCAAGGCCGCGCTGGCCGGGGAGCTCAAGGCCAAGCAGGCCGAGCTCGCCGATCTGGGCTGATCGCAGACGCCTGCACACCCCATGGTCACCCCCCGCACCGACAGCTACGCCATCGCGCTGGGCGCGAGCCTGTATGCGGGGGATGCCGTGCCTGCCCCGGCGCCGCCACCTCCTGCGCCGCCGCCGCCGCCCCCTCCGCCGCCACCCCCGGCCGCGCCGGCTCTGACCCTGGTGGCGGGGGCTGCCAGCGCCACCGTGGGTGTGGCCGCCACGGGCTGGCGCGTGGACAACACCGGCTCGGTGCCGGCCACGGCGAGCATCAGCGTGCCGGGCGAGCTGGGCAGCAACTTCACCAACGGGCAGACCATCGCCGCCGGCGCCAGCGTGGCCTTCACGCTCACCGCGCTGGTGGCCGGCGCGCGCAGCGTGGCGCTCAGCAGCAGCACCCCGGGCGCGGTCATCAGCGGCAGCCCGGGCACGTTCACGGGCGTGTCGGCGCCGCCCCCGCCCCCGCCCCCGCCCCCGCCCGCACCCCCGCCCGGTGCCGCCCCCACGCTCATCACCCAGTCTGCGCCTGCCGACTGGACGACCAACACGCCGGTCCCTGTCACCTACACCCTGGATGCACCAGCGGACAGGGCCTATGTGGTGACGCCTTCTCTGACTGGCGCAGCCATCGAAGGGGAAACCTCCAAGACCATTGCCATCGGTCAGCGGTCCGTCACCTTCGCCGTTCGCAAGTACGCCGAGGGCGATCTGCAGGTTGACTTCAACGTGTCACCGTCGCTGACCCGCGCTGGCCGCCCAGCGACGGTGCACTGCCTTGTGCAGCCCAAGGTCGACATCGTCGAGGAGGAGCTGAACCTGGCCCGACTCGTGTGGGTGGAGCCCTGGCTGTACGGCGGCGGCTCCTACATGCGCTACCAGGTGCTCATCAAGTGGGACCCTTCGACCACCTCTATTCGCATGCTGCGCGGCGACATCAGCGGCGCGGTCACGCCTGTGCAGTTCCGACCTGCGAAGACGTACACGCTCCTCGTAGACGGAGTGGAGCTGGCATCGGCTGCTGCCGCTGAAGGCGCGGGCGCCGTCAACTTCACGTTCACGACGACCTCTGTCGCGTCCGGTTGGCGGCGCTTGACGATCGGCAACCTCTCCGACGGGGAAACGTGCCCGAGTCTGTGGGTGCTCATGAAGCGCCCCGGAGACCCGAAGCCCAAGCGGGTGCCCGCCGCTCTGTCGTCCTATGACGTGGAGCAGCGGCCGTGGGATCACCGCCATGCGTGGTGCTTCGTGCCCGCGGCCTATGCGCCCAAGCCGGCACCTTTGGCGCCGCGGACTTGGCCGCACTTCTCGAACGCTGAGACTGCCAACCTGCGGGCTGTCCCGCTCACCCTGGTTGGTCATGGGCCGCTGCACCTGCCCAACGTCGACAGCGCCGGAGATGTGAGCACCTTCAACATGCAGGCCTACTTCTGGGATGACTTCATCCAGAAGTGGCCGCGCACGATCCTGCTCGATGGCCCTCGCGGGGTTGGCACGCTGGCGATGTGTGCTCACATCAGCCTGGCCACAGCCACCGTTCGCTCCGCGGCGGGCAGCCCACGCACAGGCCACTACTATGCCCTCGATCCCTGGCGCTTCTGCCGCCTCGGCGTAGACGGCTCGATCAAGACCTTGGCCGGCTTCAGGCACCGGCCCGTGGCCAGCTACTGGGGGGAGGCGCCGAAGTTCAGCTCTGCGCCAAACCTGCAGCCCACCCTGGAGCTCGTCGGCGACTGGTCCGCCATCCCCGAGGAGCGCCACGGCTTCCATGAGCTTTGGGGCATGGTCTGGCTGCCCAGCACGGTAGAAGTCGACCCTGCTCTCCCGCTGGTCGATGACGACGGCGTTCTGCGCGAGCAGCATCCCGTCGGTCCTAGCGCGCTGCTGACCGACACGCAGAACAACCGCGTGGCTCGCGTTACCTTCCACCCAACGGATCGGACGAGGGACGCCACGGTCACCGAGTGGCTTACGGGCCTGGGCGACCCGTGGGGCATCGCGCAATGGTTCAACCCCGCGACTGAGCAATACGAGATCCTCGTGAGCGAGAGGACGAACAACCGCATCCGGGCCTACACCGAGGAAGGCGTGTTGATCCGCACCGTCGTGGAGCGCAACCCGCTTTTGCCCGGGACGATCACGCTCGACGGCTTACGCAAGGCCATCATCAGCGGATCGCTCACCGAGGCCAGGGCGCAGCCGTGTCTCGGGCCGGAAGACCTCGTCGTCATGGACAACTGGCTCTACTGGGGCAGCTACGCGCAGCGCCAGGTGCGGCGCGTCGATCTCGTCACCGGCGTGGTCGAGGTCTTCTGCGACCTCGATCCGCACCTGGATGGCAACAGCGCCTACGTGAAGATCGCCGTCAGCGATGGCACGTTCGGTCCGCGTCACACGGTCTTCGTGGCGAGCTGGGCTGTGACCACGCCCCCGCTTCTCGGCGGCTTCCTCCCAGGCGGAGGTCGCTGGAACCTCATCGCTGGCATTGGCGCCATGGACGCCCAGGGGTACGGCGCGGCCGTGGCTGTGGGCGACGGCCGCATGGTCTTCGGCATCAGCGACTACGGGGTGTGGGAGATCCGCCAGGCGCCCCGGGCCAACGACGCCTTGTTTGGCGCTGGCCTAAGCGAGTTCAAGCGCATGTACGGCAAGCTGCGGTTCGGAGACGGCGGCTTTGGCACCTTCGGACAAGAGCTGCCGTGGAATCAGTCCGACGCGCTGAACTACTACCTGACCGAGATGGGGCACACGCCCCCTCCCGACCTCATCCGCGCGCCGACCCGCAGCGTACCCGCGACCCTGCGAACCGCTGGCGATTCCATGGAAGAGCACTTCTTCAGATCAACGCCGACCTATTGGTCACAGGGCCTGCTGGGTGCGCCGCTTGAACTCATCGCGAACTGCGGCTTCTCTGGTCAGAGCATCGTCGGGTTGGTCTCGCAGCTCGACAACGACTATCGCGCCAGCCCGCCGGGCTGGGCGGGCCTGCCGACTGGCGGTTGGGGAGAGCTGACCATCGGGATGAACTTCTACCGCGGTGCGGAAGAAATCTTCTCGATTGGAGCCGACAACCAAGGCCACTTCAGGAACATCGTGGCCAAGGCCTTGACCTACGTGGACGAGGTGATCGTGAGGGCTCTGCCTCCCGTCGGCGGCGCTGGCGGCCGGGCGCGCTCTCCGCAGGTTCAGGTCTGGAACGAGTTCATGAAGCGGGTGGTGGCGGAAGACACCACGGGCCGGGTGCACTGGATCGACGACACCCGCGACCTGGTCGATGCCCGGGGCAACATCGACCCGTCCTGCTACATGGTCGATGAGTACCACACGGACCGCGACGGCCCTCGGCGCATGGCTGTAGCTTCGCGCTGGCAGCGAGCGGAGCTGCTGAAGCACCAGGGATACCCTCGCGCACCGCTCGTGACGAACCCGGCCGACGTGTACCCCGCGCAGCCGCAGTGGGTCAACAACCCGACCATGTCGGGGACGGGCGGCTTCCTGGGCGGCGGCTGGACCGGCCAATGCCCGGCTGGATGGGGCGTCAGCACGAACGGCAGCGGCATCGGCGGCACCGTCGCCATCGTGCCCGCCGCGGCAGAAGATCCCAACCAGACGCCGTGGCTTGAAGTCACGCCGACGACGTGCGCTTGGGCCTCGTTGTGGATCACGCCAGCAGTCTCGGGGCGGGCAATCACAGCCATTGATCCGGGCACCACCGAGCAGCTTCTCGAAGTGCGCTTCACCAATCTGCGCAACTTCGAGCAGCTTGAGACGTTCCTGTCAAACAACGCGGGGGCGAAGTTCACGCAGCCGGCGTACCTCAAGCTCGACGCCAACTCGCCGGGCGGTGTCAGCGGGACGGTGGTTCTGCGCCAGAAGTTCTACCGGTTCGGCAGCACTGCGGGCGGCACTCCGCAGGGCTACATCACGCTCCAGGGCGTGAACAACGCCTCCGGCCCGATGGGCAAGGTGGCATTCCGCAACATGAGCGTCAGGGGCTAGCGTGGCACTACAACGCACCGGATCACACAATCGCGAGCTGCTTGTTCCGAGCACCGTCTATCAGCGAAACATCGATATCAGCGCGGGTGCGAACCGGCGGATCTTCATCGGGATTGCCGGCCAACGGTTCTACATCGACACGCAGCTCTCGATTACCTTCAACGGCGTAGCCGGCACGCTGGTGGCCGAGACAACCACCGGCCCTGCACCGCGGGTCCACATTTGGCGCTGGGATGAACCGGCGGTCGGGACGGGTCTGCTGGAAGTGACCAACAACGTCAACCGCAACGACGGCGTATGGTTTTGGGTCGTCGTCGACGAGTCGACGGGGGCGGTTACCTTTGCGGTCGACGAAAGCGCATCAGACAACAACGCCAACCCCGCCGCGGTGGTTCCGGCTTCGAGCATCGCGTTCATGATCGCTCATGGGCTTGTGTCATCAAACGGGGGCACGAGTCCGTTCAGCACTGTTGGTGCGGCCGATGGGGTGATTGCCACGGGCGTCGCCCCGAACCGAACCTACCCCTCAAACACACAGCTTGCCGCGGTGACGGTGGTTGTGCCGCAGGGCGCAGCCGGCCCCGTCATCACCGGCCCCACCGGCGCCCCCGGCGCCGCCAGCATCACCCACAGCGTCAGCGAAAACCAGAACAGCGCCGGCGCCTGGTCCGCCAGCGGCGGCACGAGCTGGAGCCTGAGCGGCACCGACGCGGCCTTGCTCGCCATCTCGGCCGGTGGCGTGGTCACCCTGGTCTCGGGCAACTTCGACCACGAAGCCAAGGCCAGCTACAGCTTCAACGTGCTGCGCGATGCGGTGGCCCAGGCCGTCACGCTGAGCGTGGCCGACGTCGCAGAGCCCCCGCTCGCGCCCACCATCGGCACGGCCACGGCGGGCGACGCCACGGTGTCCATAGCATTCACGCCGCCCAACAACGCCGGCCGGCCCAGCATCACCGGGTACACGGCCACCATCACCGGCGGCATCACCAAGCCGGGGGCCAGCAGCCCCATCGTGTTCACGGCGGCCGACGGCGTGGTCAACGGCACGGCCTACAGCGGCACCGTCACCGCCACCAACGACGAAGGCACCGGCCCGCCCAGCGCCGCGTCCAACAGCGTCACGCCTGCCGCCGGCAGCCCGCCCCCGCCGCCGCCCCCGCCGCCCGCCGCGCTCAACCTGGCCGCCGATGACACCGGCACCGTGGGCGTGGCGGGCTCGGCCACCGTCACCAACAGCGGCGGCGTGTCGGCGAGCTGGACGCTGTCGTCCACGCCCGCCGGCCTGACGGCCACGCCCTCGAGCGGCACTACCGCGGCCGGCGCCAGCACCAACATCAGCCTGGCCTACGCCAGCGCCGCCACGTTCGCCCTGTCGCTGAGCAGCGCCGCCTCGGTCAGCGGCTCGCCGCAGAGCATTGTGGTGAGCGCCCCGCCGCCCGGGCCGACGCCCCCGCCACCGCCCCCGCCCCCGCCGGCGCCCGCCGCCGGCTTCGACTTCCACACCGCGCCCGGCTGCATCTTCGGCGCCGTCTCGGGCTCGCTCGTGGGCCTGGCACGCGAGGTGGGCGTCAGCATCCTGCCGCTGGTGTACAGCCGCACCGCGCCCTACGGCCTGGTGGCCACGCTGCCCGCCACCGCCACGGGCAGCGATGGCCGCCTGCCGCGCCTGACCAGCGCCTCGCTGTCGGCCGGCACCACCTACCGCATCGTGTTCGTGTGGCCCGACGGCGCCGAGTACGCCATCAGCATGGCGGCCACCGCATGATCCTCAAGGGCGGCATCCCCGGCGTCATCGCCAAGCCCGGCCCCGGGCTGGGCCATGGCATCACGCCCGCGCAGCTGGCCAGCGGCGGCGCATCGCCGTCGCCCCTGCTCAACGACTTCGACCCCGCCGACGCCGCCACGCAGCTGCTGTGGGCGCTGCTGCCGCCGCTGGTGCCCACGGGCACCACGGTGGTCAGCGACGCGGGCCGCTACTGGCTGCTCGAGCCCGGTGCCGGCACCTGGGTGCAGCTGTACCGGCTGCTGGCCATGCCGGCCGCCGGCGCGCCCGTGGTGGGCGAGGCCACCATCTTCACGATGGTGGGCCCGCTCGTGGCCGGCGCCCGCACCACCAGCCGCAACGTCGTCTCCGCCCGCCGCCCTGCCAACCTGGCCCGGAGCTGAACCCCATGGCCCTCCGCCTCATCACCCCCGCCACCGCGCTGCCGGTCAGCCTGGCCACGGCCAAGCAGCACCTCAAGGTCGAGCACACGGCCGACGACGCGCTCATCACCAGCATGGTTCGCGCCGCGGCGCGCGGCGCCGAGCAGCGGCTCAACCGAGCGCTCATGACGCAGACCTGGCAGCTCATCGTCGACGCCTTCCCCCCCGCCGAGTTCAAGCTCGAGCGGCCCAAGGTGCAGGCCATCACCAGCATCGCCTACGTCGACCCCGCCGGCGCCGAGCAGACGCTCAGTGCAGACGCCTACACGCTCGACGCCGACCTGCTGCCCGGCTGGGTGCTGCCGGCCCTGGGCACCAGTTGGCCCGCCACGCGCGAGCAGGCCAACGCCGTGCGCGTGACCTTCACCTGCGGCTACGGCAGCGACCCGAGCGTGGTGCCCGACGATGTGGCGGCGTGGATCCTGTTGCAGGTGGGCGGGCTGTACCGCAACCGCGAGGCATTCATCGTGGGCACGATCGGGGCTGAGCTGCCCGGCCGCTTCCACGACGCGCTGCTCGATGGCGAAAGGCTGTACTGGTGAGCCTGCCCTTCATGAACGCTGGCACCATGGACCAGCGCGTCACCATCCAGGCCCGCAGCACGGTGCAAGACGACCGTGGCCAGGTCGTCAACGCCTGGGTCGACGTCGCCACCGTCTGGGCCCGCGTGCAGCCTCGCCGCGGCCGCGACTTCTTTGCCGCGGCGCAAGACCAGGCCACCTTCGACTGCACCGTGTGGATCCGCCACCGCAGCGACATCACCGCCGCCCACCGGCTGCTGTGGAAGGGCCAGCCCCTCAGCATCGAAGGCCAGCCGGTCGACGTGGCCGGCGCCGGCGTGATGCTCGAGCTGATGTGCGTGCAGGGCGTGCGCGCCGGGAGCGTGGCGTGATCAAGGCCACCGTCACCGGCATCCCCGACCTCAAGGCCGCGCTGGCCGAGGTGTCGGCCCAGCTGCGGCGCCGCGTGCTCCGCAACGCCCTGGCCGCGGCCGCGCGGGTGGTGCGTGATGACGCCCGCAGCCGCACGCCCGTCATCAGCGCCGCGGCAGCGCCGGTGCGCAAGGGCTACCGCACCCCGGGCACCGTCAAGCGCGCCATCGTCGTGCGCACCAGCAAGCAGGCCCGGCGCGAGGGCAACGTGGGCGTGTTCGTCAACGTGCGGCCCGCCAAGACCGGCGCCCGCGGCGCCCGCAACAAGAACGACCCGTTCTACTGGCGCTTCATCGAGTTCGGCACCCGCTACCTGGGCGCCCGCCGGTTCCTGCAACGCGCGGCCGACAAGCTGCCCCAGGCGCTGCAGGTGTTCATCGGCCAGGTGGGGCCGCAGATCGCCAAGCTCAACCGCAAGGGCGGGAAGGGGGGCCTGTGAGCGCCGAGACCGACTTCCGCACCCTGCTGGTGGGCTTCGCGGGCCTGTTCGCCCTGGTGGGCAGCCGCGTGGCCGAGAACTCCGTCGACGAAGGCCTGCCGCTGCCCTACATCGCCTTCACCGGCCGGCACGACCGCACCCACAACCTGTTTGGCGAGCTGATGGCCGACCAGGTGGAGTTCACCGTGCAGTGCTGGGGCAAGAGCGCCGCCGAGGCCGCCGCGGTGGCCGCGCAGGTGGTGCTGGCCGTTCAGTCGGCCGACCCCGCCCGCGGCGCCGTGGTGCTCTCCAGCGAGAGCGCCTTCGACCCCGAGCTGAAGCTCGACGCAACCATCCTCACCGTGGAGTGGTGGGCCCTGTAGCCCGCTGATCCGCACACCCGCAAACCATCCACAGCGGCCCGCCCGGCATCCAGCCGGCGCGGGCCGCGTTGCTTTCATCAACCGCTGGCCCGCGCCGGCACTGTCAGAGGAGCTTCACATGCCCAACGTCAAAGGGCGCGGTATCCGCGTCGAGATCGCTGCCACCTTCGGCACGGCCAAGATCGTCACCGCCGTCAGCAAGGCCAACCCGGGTGTGGCCACCAGCAGCGCGCACACCATGGCGGCCAACACCGTGGGCTACTTCAACAACGTCAGCGGCATGGTGCAGCTCGAGAAGCAGGCCTGCCGCGTCAAGAACCCGGTGACCAACGCCTTCGATCTGCAGGGCCTGAACACCACGCAGTACAGCGACTACATCAGCGGCGAGTTCATCCCCGTGGCCACCTGGCAGACGCTGGCCGAGGCCACCAGCTACCGCTTCGGCGGCGGCTCGGCCGAGAAGCTCAACGCCACCCGCCTGATCGACATCGTCACGCAGGAGGAGCTGGGCAACCTGCCGGCCGACGCGCTGAACCTGGGCCTGCTGGCGCAAGACACGCCCAGCGCCGCCATGCAGCTGTTCGAAAGCGCCGTGCAAACGCAAGGCATCTGCATCGTGCGCATCACGCTGGGCAACGGCGCAGTGCGCGTGTGCACCATCGAGCCCGGCCTGCCGGGTGAAGACGTGCAGCAGGGCCAGCTCGGCACCGGCAGCCTGGACGGCGCGGTCAAAGGCCTCGTGCTCAAGCTGGCGGCCTGACGCATGGCCGGCAACAACGGCAGGCCCTCAGGGGCCTTCGATCCCGCCGACCACCTGGTGCGGCGCCTGCGCGAGCAGCGCCTGCGCTGGGTGGATCTGGGCGACGGGCGGCAGGTGCAGATCCTCGTGCTGCGCGAGACCGAGATGCTGCGCCTGAAGCGCGACGACCTGGTGGACATCGTGGTCGACGCCGCGGTGGACTGGAAGGGCTTCTCCGAGGCCAGCCTCTTCGGCGCGCACGACGGCTCAGCAGACCCGGTGCCCTTCCGGGCCGACCTGTGGGCCGCGGTGGCGCGCGACAGCATGGACATCGTCAACACCGTGGGCACGGTGCTCATCGAGCACGCGTCCCAGGTGATGGAGCAGAGGGCCGCGGCAAAAAAAGCCTGATCGCCCTTCTCGACGACCAGGCCGAAACCGCGGCCTGCGACGTGGAGGGCGCAGAGCCCCTGCAGCCCGACGAGCACGAAGCCGTGGCCATCGCTGTCTTCAACACGCTGAAGAACGGGCAGGGCGGGCTCGACTGGAGTGGCTTGCCCATTTGCCTGGAGCTGTTCGCCGTGGAAGACGTGGCGGGCCTGGTGCAGCGGCTGATCGTGATCAAGAGCTACCGCAAGCCCGCCGAGCGCGGCGGCGAGCCGGAGTGAGGAACGGAACATGACCAAGGGCCTGGCCACACTCAGCATCAACCTCGAGGCGCGGCTCGCCGAGCTGCAGGGCGGCTTCGACAAGGCCGCGCGCGCGGCCGAGAAGAACGCAGCCACCATCGAGGCGCGCTATGCCAAGGTGGCCAGCGCCGCAGTGGCGGTGGGTGCTGCCATCGCTGGCGCCTTCACCGTGGGCCAGCTGGCCACGTTCTTCCGCACCACCGTCGACGGCATCGACGCACTGAACGACCTGGCCGACGCCACCGGAGCCAGCATCGAGAACATCTCGGCGCTGGAAGACGCCGCGGCGCGCACCGGCACCTCGCTCGACACCGTGGGCAGCGCCATGGTGAAGCTGAACCAGGTGCTGCAGGGCGCGCGCGAGGGCAGCGCCGCGGCCGAGGCGCTGGAGCGCATCGGGCTGAACGCGGCCGAGCTGCGGCGGCTGGACCCGGCCATTGCCCTGCAGCGCACCGCAGTGGCGCTGGCCGGGTTTGCGAACGACGGCAACAAGGCGCGGCTGGTGCAAGAGCTGTTCGGCAAGAGCGTGCGTGAGGTGGCGCCGCTGCTCAACGATCTGGCCGAGAGCGGCGAGCTGGTGGCCACCGTGACGGCCGAGCAGGCCGAAGCGGCCTCGAAGTTCAACAAGCAGCTGGCCGCCCTCAGCAAGGAAGCCACCGACCTGGCGCGCGACCTGAGCGGCCCGCTGGTCAAGGGCCTGAACGACTTCTTCGACGCCATCAACCGCGCGCGCCGCAGCGACGATGGGCTGCTCGGCAGCTTCGGCAAGACGCTGCAGGCGGACTTCCTGCGCGCGCGCCTAGTCGCCACGAACGAAGAGATCGAGAACCTCTCCAGCGCGGCACAGCGCGCGCAGGACATCCTGGCTCGGCAGCCCGACAGCATCCGTGCCAAGGCCACCCTGGCCGAATTCGCGGCCCTGCAGCGCGCAGCCGACGAGTACCGCCGCAAGATCGACCAGGTGATGGGCTACGCCCAGGGCTCGCGGCGCCCGGCCAACGAGGGCGGCGGCCGGGTCAATATCGCGCTGCCCAGCGTGGGAGACCCCGAAAACCCGGCCGGTCGCACCCGCGGCACCGCAGCACGCGCCACTGACTTCGCGGGCACGCCTCTCGACCCACTTACGGTGGCCGCGCTCAAGCGCCTGGAGAACACCGACACCGCCCGCCTGGGCCAGCTGCGCCTGGAGCTGCAGGCCCTGCTCGAGGTGGGCGGCGAGACCGATGCGGGCAACCAGGGCGATGCGCTGCGGAAGATCCGCGCCGAGATCGCGCTGCTCGACCCCGAGCAGGTCAAGCTGGCGGCCAACCGGCAGCGCCTCAACGAGCTGTTGTCCAGCACCCCCAGCGGCCAGCTGGGCGGCGTGCTCACCGACATCCAGCTCATCAACGGCGCCTTCGACGACGGCCGCATCACCGTCGAGCAGTGGGCCGAGCTGGTGCGCAGCACCACAGCGCGCCTGCCGCAAGACACCGAGCGCGCCCTCAACGAGCTGAGCGAGTTCACGCGGCAGTTCCAGAGCAACGTGCAGAACGTGCTGGGCGACAACATCGCCAGCGTGCTGCGCGGCGACTTCGACAGCATCGAAGACGCCTGGAAGACCATGCTGCTGAACATGATCGCCCAGGCCACAGCGGCTGACCTGGCCACGCGCCTGTTCGGCGCCGACGGCCGTGGCGGCTGGCTGGCCCAGCTGGGCGGATTCCTCGGCTTTGCCAAGGGCGGTGCCTTCAGCCAGGGGCAGCCCATTACCGCGTTTGCCGACGGCGGCGTGCTCACCAAGCCCACGTTCTTCGGCATGGGTGGCGGCCGCATGGGCGTGGCCGGCGAGGCCGGCTACGAGGGCATCCTGCCCCTGCGCCGCGGCCCGGGCGGCCGCCTGGGCGTGGAGGCTTACGGCGGTGGTGGCACCACCAACGTCTACAACGTGGCCGCGGGCATCGGCCGCGCCGAACTCATCAGTGCGCTGCAGCTCGTGCAGCAGCAGACCAAGGCTGACGTGATGAGCGAGCTGCGCGCCCGCCGGGTGATCTGACCATGGCCACCATCGACTGGCCCGAGGCCCTCATCCCCCAGACGGCGCAGCTGAGCCTGCGCAAGATCGGCGCGCAGTTCGCCAGCCCGCTCAACGGCACGCTGCAGGCGGTGGACTTCATCGGCGAGCGCTGGGTGCTGAGCGCCAGCCTTGCGCAGATGTCCGCACGCAACCCGCGAGGCGTGCATGTGTTCTGCAACCAGCTCGCCGGCGGCATCGAGCGCGTGCGCGTGTGGCCCTTCCACACCGGCGGCGTACCGCGGGGCAGCCTGCGCGGGGCGCCCTTCGTCAGCCTGGCCGCTGTTCGCGGCAACCAGTCGCTCACCATCGCCGGCGCCACGGCCCTGGCAAACCGGCTGATGGGTAGCAGCTTCGAGATGGACAGCAACGCCGACGGCATCGCCGACGGCTGGGTGTCTTACCAGGCGGGTGGCACGGGCGCGACCAGCTGGACGCGAGTGTCAGGCTTCAGGGGGCTCTGGGCCCAGCGCGCGGACGCAGCCACCCTCGGGCCAGAAAACTCTGACCGTGTCGGCGTGCGCTACGCCATCGACGTGCCCGTCACGCCCGGCACCACCTACACGCTGGCAGCCCACTTGCGCGCGAGCGTGGGCGAGATGGTGCTCAACGTCGACTGGCGTGATGCTGGCGGCGCGTTTGTCTCAACGTCGGCGGCCGAGTTTGCGGCAGCGGCGTTTTGGCAGCGCCTGTCGTTCAGCATGACGGCCCCGCCCTTGGCGGCCTTCGCCCGCATCTTCGTCTGGCTGCAAGACGTGGGCAGCGTGGCCACGTCGGCCTGGCTTGAGGTCGACAACGTGCAGTTCGAAGTGGGCGGCGCCGCCACCACGTACGGTTTCGTGCCGACTCTTCTGCAGGGCGACTTCATCGCCGCCGGTGGCCAGCTGTTCCAGGTGGCCGAGGACAAGATCCTCAACGACATGGGCGCCGGTGTCGTCAACCTGGTCAACCGGGTGCGAGCGCCCATCGCCATCAACAGCCCCGTCGCCTGGTATCGCCCTACCTGCGAGATGGTGCTGCCCGCCATGCAGGCCGGCCCCGTGCACCGCCCCGGCGTCATCGAAAGCACGGCGCTGGATCTCGTGGAGGTCTGGTAGTGCGCAGCGTCTCGACCGCTGCCCAGGCCGTGCTGGCCGGGCCCGTGGTGCCCATGTGCCTGCTGCTCGAAATGAGCTTCAGCCCCGTGGTGCGGCTGTGCAGCGCGCCGGTCAGCATTCAGTGGGCCGGCCAGGTGTACGCCGGCGCCGGCTCGCTGGGCGCGGTGGAAGAGGTGCGCGACGAGGTGCAGAGCACCACCGGCCTGCGCTTCACCCTCAGCGGTGTGCCGCTGGACAGCATCGCCCTGGCGCTGAGCGAGCAGGTGCGCGGCACCGCCATGCAGCTGCGCCTGGCGGTGCTGGACCCCACCAGCCACGCGGTGCTCGACGCGCCGCTGCTCTTCACGGGCACGCTGGACGTGATGACCGTCTCGCACGGTGCAGACGACTGCACCGTGGCCGTCTCGGCCATCCACCGCGGCGACACCTACCGCCGGCCCAAGCCGCTGCGCTACACCGACGGCGACCAGCAGCGCCTTCACCCGGGCGACACCAGCCTGCGCTACGTGCTCAGCCAGAGCCAGGCGCAAGACGTTTGGCCCGCCGCCGCCTTCTTCCGCCAATGAGCACAACCCTGCCCACCCAGCGCCTGCGCGACTGGCCCGAGCGCCTGGCGGCCTTGTTCGCAGCCAGCGCGGCGCGGCCTTTCGAGTGGGGGCGCTTCGACTGCTGCCTGTTCGCCGCCGACGCCGTGCAGGCCGTGACCGGCCACGACCCCGCGGCCGATCTGCGCGGCCGCTACCGCAGCAAGCTGGGTGCTGCGCGGGTGCTGGGCCGCTTCGGCGGTGTGGCCGGCGTGGCCGCGGCCCGGGCCGGCCTCGAGGTGCCGCCGGCCATGGCCCAGCCGGGCGACGTGGGCCTCAGCCACCACCAGCCCGGCCAGCCCGCCCTGGCGGTGTGGGGCGGCAGCGCCTGGCACGCCGTGGGCGCCGGCGCCGGCTTGGTGGTGGTGCCGGCCAGCGCCGTGGTGCGCGCGTGGCGCTGCACCGCAGAACCCGCCGCCCAGGAGTAGCGCATGCCTGAGACCACCGCCGCCTGGATTGCCGCAAACACGCTCACCGCCACGAGCGTGCTGACCTACACCCAGATCACCGCGCTCACCTACGCCGCCTTCACCGCGGCCAGCCTGGGCTATGGCGACTACCAGCGCCGCAAGAACCAGCGCAAAGCCCGCGATGCATTCAACGCCAGCGTGAGCGACCGCCTGGTGATGACGGCCACGGCCCAGGCGGCGCGCAGCCGCGTGTACGGGCGCGTGCGCAACGTCGACGGCGTGGTGTTCAAGCAGACCCACGGCACCAACAACCAGTTCTACACGCTCGTCATCGCGCTGGCCGGCCACCAGGTGGACGCCATCGAGCAGGTGTGGTTCAACGACAAGCCCGTCACGCTGGACGGCGCGGGCAACGTCACCAGCGGCGACACCGCCATCACCACGCGCGAAACGCCCAGCACCCTGGCCACCACCATCGGCCCGGGCGGCGGCTGGGTGGTGACGGGCTCGCCGATCCTGAGCATTCCGCCCATCGCCACCATCACCACGGGCAGCGACGAGAGCCAGGTGACCCAGTCCCAGGCGGGCAGCTGGAACGGCAGCGGCGAGGCCGTCTTTGCCGTTGACGTGGCGGGCTGGTCCATCATCTACCAGACCGACCTGGTGGCCACCAAGGCGCGCGTGCGCCTGTACACCGGCGCGCCGGGCCAGAACCTGTACACCGACCTGCAGGCCCTGGTGGACAGCGTGGTGCAGCCCAGCGACCGCTTTGAGGGCTTTGCCGCGCTGCTGGTGACGCTGCAATACGACCAGGACGCCTACCCCACCGGCGTGCCCAGCTTTAGCGCCGTGCTGCGCGGCGCCCGCGTGTTCGACCCGCGCACCGGCACCACGGCCTGGACGGAAAACCCCGCCCTCATCGCGCGCGACTGGAGCCTGTACGCCTACGGTGGCGGCTGCGTCACGGGCGAGCTCAACGAGCCCAGCTTCACCGCCGCGGCCAACGCCTGCGACGTGAGCACCAGTTTCGGCCTGCCCGTGGGCGGCCCGGTGGTGCTGCCGCTGTACCAGTGCGGCATCGTCATCCCGCTGGACAGCAACCCCGACGATGCGCTGAGCGAGATCTGCGAGGCCATGGCCGGCCAGTGGGGCTGGGCTGGCGGGCGCCTGAGCGTGCGCGCTGGCGTGTACCGCGCGCCGGTGGCCACCATCACCGAAGACTGGCTCAGCGGCGTGGAGGTCATCCAGATCACGCCCAGCGTGGGGCAGGCCGAGGCGCTCAACATCATCCGCCCCAGCTACGCCGACGCCGCCCAAGGCTGGGTGCAGACGCCTGGCCCCGAGGTGCGCCCCGCCGAGTACGTGACGGCCGACGGGCGCGAGCTGCCGCTGGAGATCGAGCTCGGCGGCGTCACGCGCGCGGTGCACGCCCAGCACGTGAGCGCCGTCATCCTGCGCGAGGCGCGCGAGGGCCTCACCGTCGAGCTGCCCTGCAACCTGCGCGCGTACCAGCTCGAGCTCTTCGACGTGGTGGCCGTAACCCTGGCGCGCTTCGGTTGGGCCGGCAAGCTGTTCGAGGTGGTGGGCTGGCGCTTCACGCTGGCCGGCGCCGTGATGCTGCGCCTGCGCGAGACCGCGGCCGCCATCTACACGCCCGACGCGGTGTTCGACCTGATCAACACCAGCCCCAACACCGGGCTGCCACGGCCGACGCGGCCCGCGGCGCTGACGGGCCTGGCCGCCACCAGCGGCGGCGTGGCGCAGATCGACGGCAGCAGCCTGGCGCGCATCCGCGTCACCTGGGCCCCTGTGGCCGAAGAGGCCGTGCGCCAGAGCGGCAGCATTGAGGTGCAGGTGGCCGAGGCCTACCCGGCGCTGCCCGCGGGCGACTGGCCCACCCTGGCGCCCGTGGCTGGCCGCGCCACTGGCGCCGACATCTTCGGCCAGCGCATCGGGCGCCTGGTGGTCATCCGCGCGCGCGCGGTCAACACGCTGGGCATGGCGGGGCCGTGGCGCTCGCTCACCCACACCGTGAGCGGCCGGCGTGCGCCTGTGGTGTGGCGCCAGGCCTTGGCGCCCAGCGGGGCCAGCGTGCAGAACGGCGACGAGTGGGTGGACACCGACGACGGCAACCGCCGCTACGTGCGCGAGGGCGGCGTCTGGGTGGACGTGCGCGATGCCGGCATCGCCGCAGCCCTGGCCACCGCCGAGGCAGCCCAAGCGACGGCCGACGGCAAGATCGACACCTTCTGGCAGGCTACGGCGCCGGCCGTGGCCAGCGAGGGCGACATCTGGTTTGACACCGACGACGGCAACCGCCAGTACCGCCGCACCGGCGGCGCGTGGGTGGTGGCCGCCGACACCCGCATCGGCACGGCCATCAGCAACGCAGCCACGGCCCAGGCCACGGCCGACGGGCGGGTGCGCACCTACGTGCAGACCACGCCGCCTGCTGCCAGCGCCGCTGGCGACCTGTGGCTCGACAGCGATGACGGCTTCCGCATGTACCGCTGGAGCGGCAGCGCCTGGGTGGACGTGCGCGACGCTGGCATCTCCGCCGCCTTGGCCACTGCCGAGGCTGCCCAGGCCACGGCCGACGGCAAGATCGACACCTTCTGGCAGGCTACGGCGCCGGCCGTCGCCAGCGAGGGCGACATCTGGTTCGACACCGACGACGGCAACCGGCAGTACCGCCGCACCAGCGGCGTGTGGGTGGTGGCGGCCGACACCCGCATCGGCACCGCCGTGGCGGCCGCGGCGGATGCGCAGGCCACGGCTGATGGCAAGGTCACCACCTTCGTGGGCGGCACCGCGCCCACGGCCGAGGGCGTGGGCGACCTGTGGCTCGACACAGCCAACGGCAACAGGCTCAACCGCTGGAGCGGCAGCGCCTGGGTGGCCGTGCCCATCGGCACTGGCGGCCTGGCAGCGAACGCCACCACCGACACAGTGGTAGACCTTCAGACCTTTTGGGGGGTTGCCGTTGGGCCCAGCGGTGGCACGGACGAGCGCGACATCTGCACGGCCTCGTACACCAACACCACGGGCGGTGCCATCAATGTCCAGATGGAGGTGGGGTACACCGAGACTCTGGTCAGCTGGTCAGGTTCGCGGCCTGTGGACAACTGGACGCGCATGGTGTGGAGCAGCGCCACCCTGAGCGGCTCGATCAACCTTCGCACCGCGTGGCCTGACTCTTCCGTGAGCAGCCTCGGGATGTCGGATACCGCGGTGTGGCAGGTGAGCCTGCCAGCCGGCCAGACGCTGACGGTGAAGATGCGCGCGCGCATTGCGCACACCGCTGCCGCCGGCCTGAGCGGTGACTCGGCGTTTGTGCGCGTGACGGCAATCAAGCGATGAGGAGCGGCGAGTGAGCGACCCCAACCCCAGCCTGTGGGCCCACCTGGTCGGCCACGGCCGAGAGCTGATCAACGCGGCGCTGCTGGCCGGCGCCGGCGTGGCCGTGGGCATCGGCCAGCTGCTGCACAGCAAGGAGCCGCTGAGCTGGCGCATCGTGCTGGGCAGGGCCATGAGCAGTGGCGGCCTGGGCATGGCCGCCGGCGCCGCGCTGTCCTGGGCGCCGGATCTTCCTTTCGGTGCGCAGCTCGGCATTGCCGCCGCGCTGGCCAGCCTGGGCACGTCGGGCCTGGAGCGGATCTTCAGTCGAGTAGTCGGAGAGCGCCAGCCGTGAGCACCACCACCGCCACCATCCTCGTGATCCTGATCTGCCTGGCCGTGGCTTTGGCCGGTGCCGGCCTCACGGCCAAGGAGCGCGCGAAGTGCGAAGAGAGGCGAGGTGAGGGGCGATCTGCCGAGCCGTGACTGGCGGGAAAAGCCGGCCGGGAGGCCGTGCAAACCGGTGCTCGAAGAAGTGGCAGGATTTCCCACGATCGGCCCAGAAGCCGCGCCGTTGCTCGATTGGCGCCACGATTGTGATTCTGGTCGTCGTGGGTTCGAGTCCCATCAGCCACCCCAGATAAAGTGAACGCCGACAAGCACTTAGCTTCGTCGGCGTTTTGCTTTCTGGGCGCCGTGGGAAACCGGCGCCCCCCTCGTGGGAAATCAGAGCCCGGCGCGACGGACGATCTTCGTGCGGTCGTAGACCCGGGCTGTGGTGGCCGGGTTCGCGTGCAGATCCGGCAGCGCGCCGCGGCGGCGCTTGTGCTCGGTGGTGAAGAAGGCGCGCAGGTCGTGGAACGTGAAGCGCTCGCTGGCCACCAGCACCGGCGGGCCGCCTGAGTCGTCCATGGCGTCGGCCATGAGCCGCTGCCAGGCCGACTTGAAGGCGCGCTCGCGGTAGGCCCCGCCGCGGGCCGCCGGGAACACCGGGCCGGCCTTGTCGGCGCCGCTGATGGCGTGGATGCGCGCGCGCAGATCCAGCAGCTCGGGCGAGTTCTCCACCACCTCCACCACCGGCGCGGCGCCGGCGCGGCGCTTGGCGCGGAAGAGGCGCGCCTCGAGCTCGCCCCACTGAGGCCAGTGCAGCTCGCGGAACTCCACGCGCCGGTTGCCGGTGCGGGCTGCGAACTCGGCCATGCCCGAGAGCACCGCGGCCGAGCCGCCGCGCGCCCAGGCCCAGGCCACGAAGCGCTGCAGCGTCTGCTGCTCGGGCGCCAGGTTGCGCGGCCGCTCGCGGTTGCGGCGCACGTGGCGGCACACGTTGAGGTCGGCATCGCCGGTGTCGATGGCCACCGTGCACAGGTTGCTCAGCAGGGCTAGCTCGCGGTTGGCCCGCACGGGCGCGTCGGCGCGCTCCACGCGCAGGTAGCGCCGGCAGTGCTGCGCCGTCAGCGCGCGCGGCGCCATGGCCCCGAAGCGGGGCTCCAGCTGCGTCCAGCAGAGGGTGTAGTCTCTGCGGGTGCCCTCGGCCAGGTCCGCCCACTCGGGGGTGCGCTGGTACAGCCGCCACATCTCGGCGAAGGTGCCGCTGTCGGGCGCCTGGCGGTTGAGGCGCAGCACCTCGGTGATGGCGGCGTCGCGGTCGGTGCCCAGGTTGATGGGCTTGCCCCCGATGGGGTGGTAGCGGTAGGTGACGGTGACGCCGTCCTTCCAGGGGCGGGCCTCCATCAGGGGCAGCAGGCCCTTGGCGCTGGCGCGGTCGCGGGGTCGGCTCATGGGGCTCTCCGGGTCCACTGGGGCTCGTTCGAGGCGCGCACCGTAGCACGGCCGCTGCCCGGCTCGCCGGCTGCCTGGGGTTGTAGGTCGGCGCGCAGCACGAGCGGCCGGCCATTAGGCTTGCGCTTGACGGGGACGCGCACCACCTCGCGCAGGAACCGCACCTTGGCCGCGTTCTGCACGTAGCCGGCGCAGATCGCGTCGACCTCGTCGTCGGTGAGGAACGCGCTGTAGATCACGCCAGGCGGTCCAGAGGGCTGCGCACCCCGCGCGCCGCGTGCGAGCCGATGAGGTGTGTGTAGATCATCGTCGTCTCGACGTCTGCATGGCCCAGCAGCTCCTGGATGGTGCGGATGTCGGTGCCGCTTTGCAGCAGGTGCGTGGCAAAGCAGTGCCGCAGGGTGTGCGGCGTGGCCGGCTTGCCGATGCCGGCAGCGCGCAGGGCCTGCTTCATGTGGCGCTGCACGGTCCAGTCGAAGATGTGGTGGCGGCGGATCTCGCCCGTGTCGGGGTTGCGGTGGTGCTCGGGCGTGGCGAACACGTACTGCCAGGCCCACTCGCGGCCGGCGTGCGGGTACTTGCGGGCCAGGGCGTGGGGCAGGTCGACGCTGGCATGGCCTGTGGCCAGGTCGCTGTCGTGCCATCGCCGCCGCTGGGCCAGCAGGTCGCGCAGCGGGGCCACCAGGCTGTCGGGCACGATGGCCATGCGGTCCTTGTCGCCCTTGCCGCTGCGGATGGTGATGCGGCGCTCGCGGAGCTCTAGATCCTTCACGCGCAGGTGCTGGCCCTCCGAGAGGCGCAGGCCGGCGCCATAGAGCAGCTGCAGGAACAGGCCAGGCGTGCTGCTGGTGTGACGCAGCAGCTCGCGTGTCTCGTCGACGGTGAGCACCGTGGGCAGACGCTTGGGCTGCTTGGCACGCACCACGTGGTTGACCCAGCCGACCTCGAGCTGCAGCACTTGCTGGTACAGGAAGAGCAGCGCTGACAGCGCCTGGCGCTGGGTGCTGGCTGAGGCGCCGCGCTCGTCGGCCAGGTGCGCGAGGAACGCTTCCACCTCGCGCTGGCCCATGTCGCGCGGCGCGCGGCGGCCCGACCACACCACGAAGGCGCGCGCCCAGTGCCAGTAGGCGTCGAAGGTGCGTGGGCTGAAGTGGCGCACCGCGCAGGCCTGGCGCACAGCGTCCTTGAGCGTGCGCGGCCGGGCCGGCGCGTCGCATAACGCGGCGGGTGCGTCGTGCGAAACGACGGCCGCTGTAGGCGCGACAAGGGGTTGCATGCTGGGCCTGAGTTGTTAGGCGACGCGGGGTGCTGCCGAATTCAAGTTAGGCCCCGACCTCGCGCAGCCGCCTAAAGTGCGCGGCCACCTCAGCGCCCGTCAGGATCACCGCGCTCGGCGGCGCCAGCATTGCCCGCAGCTCGCGCACTTCGGCGCTCAGTTCGGCCAAGCGCGCGGCCATCACGCCCTCGCTCTGCGTCATCGCGTGGCCCGCGCCCATGATCTCGCCGCGCCGTTGCGGCATCTGCTCCAGCAGTTCGCGCGGGATCGTGCTCTGTTGGCCGGCGGCCATCTGTCCAGGTGTAGGCATATCGTCTTCCTTCTCGCTTCGGAGCCACGGGGCCTAACCCGTCGCTCAAGGCCGACCGCAAACGGCGGTCACGTTGTCTCTGTGGCTACAGCCCGGCGCCGTTTGCGTCGGCCTTAGCTCCCACGTTGTGCTTCACGCGGCCTGCGGGGCTTCCAAGCCCTTGCGCTCCACCTTCAGCGTCGCCATCACACGCTCGCAGCGTGCGCGGCGCTCGGCGTGCGCCAGCTTCCAGGCTTCTTCGCTCAGCAC